TATGGTTTGGACAAGAAAGACCAAGATATGAAAGTTGCTGTATTCGACTTAGGTGGTGGAACATTTGATATTTCGATCCTTGAATTAGGTGATGGAATTTTTGAAGTTAAGTCCACTAATGGTGATACACATTTGGGCGGAGATGATTTTGACCAAGTAATTGTTGATTGGTTAGCAGAAGAATTCCTTAAAGAAGAAGGAATTGATTTGAGAAAAGATCCAATGGCAATGCAAAGATTGAGAGAGTCTGCAGAAAAGGCAAAGATTGAACTTTCAAGTTCATCTCAAACTGAAATTAATCTTCCATATATTATGCCAGTTGATGGTGTTCCAAAACACTTGGTTAAAACTTTGACTAGATCTCACTTTGAAAAGTTATCTGACACTTTAATTCAAAGGGCTCTTGAACCTTGTAAGAAGGCTCTTAAAGACGCCAAACTCAAAGTTCAAGATATTGATGAGGTTATTTTAGTTGGAGGATCAACAAGAATCCCCGCAATTCAACAAATTGTTGAAAAATTTTTTGGAAAGAAACCATCAAAAGGTGTTAATCCTGATGAGGTAGTGGCGCTCGGTGCGGCAATTCAAGGAGGAGTATTGGCAGGTGATGTTAAAGATGTTCTTCTTTTAGATGTAACACCTCTTTCATTGGGTATTGAAACAATGGGAGGAGTGTTTACAAAACTAATTGAGTCAAACACAACCATACCAACCAAGAAGACTGAAACTTTCTCGACCGCAGCTGATAACCAACCATCAGTTGAGATCCACATTTTACAAGGAGAAAGACCAATGGCAAGAGACAATAGAACTATTGGTAGGTTTCACCTAGATGGAATCCCACCATCAATGAGAGGAGTTCCAAAAATTGAAGTAACATTCGATATTGATGCAAATGGTATCTTGTCTGTGACGGCAAAAGATCAAGCAACTGGAAAATCTCAGAACATTCGAATTGAAGCGTCTTCAGGATTAAGTGACGAAGAAATCAAAAGAATGAAAGAAGAAGCCGAAGCAAACGCTGATTCTGACAAAAAGGTAAAAGAAGACGCTGATAAAATTAATCAAGCTGACTCCACAATTTTCCAAACTGAAAAACAACTTAAGGAAATGGAAGACAAGATTCCGTCCGATAAAAAAGAAGTTATAGAAAAAGCTTTGGAAAAGTTGAAATCCGCACATTCTTCTCGTAATATTGAAGAAATTGATTCCTCAATGAATGAACTTATGATGACTTGGCAAACAATAACCCAAGACCTATATTCTCAAGTTCAGGACACAATGGATAGTCAATCACAAGATGTCGAATTCGAAGAAGTGAATAAGTGAGAAAAACTTTATTAGTAGATGCCAATAATCTCCTTCACATCGGACAACACGGTGTGAAGGAGTTTTTTCATAAAGGTGAGCATGTTGGTGGAATTTTTCATTTTTTAAACACACTCAGAAAACTTATTGAAGAATATAACTTCGATAAGGTTTTGGTTATGTGGGACGGAGATCACAATTCATCTGTTAGAAAACTTATATATCCAAAATATAAACTCAATCGTAGAGAACGAGACGATGAGTTTAAAAAAGATTCATTTTATAAACAAAAAGAAAGAATAAAATTATATCTCGAAGAATGTTTTGTTCGTCAAATTGAAGTTGAAGAAAATGAATCGGATGATCTTATGAGTTATTATTGTAAAATCTCATTAGACGAGCATAAGACGATTCTAACGACAGATAAAGATTTGACACAACTCATATCAGAGAGTGTGTCGATATACTCCCCAATCTCAAAAAACACCTATAAAAACGGGGATAAAATTAAATTCTACAACTATGAAATACCACATCACAATGTTAAAACTTTTAAGATCATATCGGGAGACAAAAGCGACAATATTGATGGAATTTATTTTTTGGGTGAAAAAACATTTATTAAATTTTTTCCTGAGATTCTTGAAAATAAGATAACTTTTAAGGATATTTTAACAAAGGCAGAAAAGTTATTACAAGAAGATAAGGACAACTCAGTTTTAAAAAATCTTTTATCAGGGAAAACAAAGGATGGAATTTTTGGTGATGAATTTTTTGAAATTAATGAAAAGATAATCGATCTTGAAAATCCCTTAATAACAGATGAAGCCAAACAAATTGTTGAACAATATTATTCAGAAACACTCGACCCCGAAGGGAGGGGTTACAAAAACCTAATGAAGTTAATGATTGAAGACGGGTTCTTCAAATTTTTACCCAAACAAGATGATGCTTGGGTGGACTTTATCAAACCATTTATGAAATTAACAAGAAAAGAAAAAAAATTATTTAAAAACAAAAAAAACAATTAAAAAACAAAGTATGAAAAACCAAGAATTAACAAAGTTGGAATTCCTTCTAACAGTAAACGACAACATCATTGTTCAGCGTTTTTTCAATGTAAAAAGTTACAATGAAAAAGCAAGAAACTCAGAAGAGTTTTATTATTATGTTCGGCACATTCAAAGTCTTATTCAAGACGATTTGAAGCGTAGAACCGCAACATATATGCTCGACAACAAATTTGAAATTTTTGACAATCCACAAGTTATGGAGACATCCATTACCGATGGTCCTGAAAGATTTAATATTTATATAAAATCTACAGAAAAAGTATTGACTCATCGGGTTTTTGATGCTAAAATTTATCCCCCGAAAGTTCGTTATACGGTAGATCTTCGTCCCCACTTGAAGGAAATTTTGTCAGACTTAACTGACATATTTTCCGACGAAAATTTATCTTATGAATACCTCGGCCTTACTCTAAATGTTTAGTATTTATTTTTAAAACCACTCTAATTTCGTATGTCAAAAGACAAAAACTTTGAATATCTTGGAACCACATTCCAACTCCAACTATTGAACCAGATAGTTCTGGATAGGAATTTTGGTAACTCCATCCTTGAGGTTTTAGAACCGACATACTTCGAAAACAAGTATTTTAAGATCATTGTTCAGATGGTGAAAGAACACTACAAAAAGTATGAACACACACCATCTTATGATACATTGGAGCAAATTGCAAAGAGTGAATTTACCCAAGAAACAACCTGTAAAATAATCCTCGATACGATCAAAAATATTCAAGAGGCACCAACCGATGGATATAGTTTTGTTCAAGAAAAAGCCCTGAAGTTTTGTAAACAACAAGAACTTCAAAAGGTGATGAAAAAAGCCCAAAAAATCATCGATTCGGGTGAATTTGAAAACTATGATACCCTTGAAGAAATGGTTAAAACCGCCCTTCAAGTTGGTGAAGTTGAAAGAGGACTTATGGATGTCTTCTCAGGACTTGATGAAGTATTGAATGATGATTATCGACATCCAATCCCAATGGGAATACCAGGAATTGACAAGTTGTTAAAAGGTGGTTTGGCAAAAGGTGAGATCGGTGTTATATTGGCACCCACAGGTGTTGGTAAATCAACCGTTCTTACCAAAATGGCCAATAACGCTTTCAATTTAGGTTATAATGTTTTACAAATTTTCTTTGAGGACAACCCAAAGATCATTCAAAGAAAACATTTCACATTATGGACTGAAATTGCCCCTGATAGATTATCTGAAAACAAAGAGAAGGTAATTCAAACGGTTCAAGAAATCAGGGAAAAAATGCCAAATCAACTGATCCTTGAAAAACTTCCATCGGACACATTAACCATTGGTCATATAAAAAATAAAATCAGAAAGATGATTGCCGATGGTAAGAAAATTGATATGATAGTTTTGGATTATATTGATTGTGTTTTACCTGAGAAACAAATGGAAGATGAATGGAAAAGTGAAGGATCGGTAATGAGACAGTTTGAAGCAATGTGTCACGAAATGGAACTAGTTGGTTGGACAGCAACTCAAGGAAACCGTAGTAGTATTTCCTCTGAAGTTGTGACCACAGACCAAATGGGTGGATCAATCAAAAAAGCACAAGTTGGGCATGTGATTATATCAATTGCTAAAACTCTACAACAAAAGGAAATGAAACTTGCAACCATCGCAATTACAAAATCAAGGATTGGTAGCGATGGAGTTATTTTTGAGAACTGCAAATTTGACAATGAGATGATAGTTATTGACACTGAAAGTTCGGTAACATTCTTAGGATTCGAAGAAAACAAGGAAGAAAAAAATCGCCAAAGGTTAAAAGACCTTATGGACAAAAGACAACAAAAACAAAATAATTTACAATAATTTAAAAATTAACTATGGACAAATCACAAAGAATTTTATCCGACATTACCGTATATATGAAATACGCGAAATATGTCCCCGAGCTACAAAGAAGAGAGACTTGGGAAGAATTGGTTACAAGAAACAGGGACATGCACATTAAAAAGTATCCCCAACTTGAATCCGAAATTAAAAGTGTATACCAAATGGTATATGATAAAAAGGTATTACCATCGATGAGATCACTTCAATTCGGAGGAAAGCCAATTGAAATGAGCCCAAATAGGATCTACAATTGTGCTTATCTCCCAATTGATCACATTGATAGTTTTTCTGAAGTTATGTTTCTACTATTGGGAGGAACAGGTGTTGGATACTCAGTTCAAAAACATCACATTGATAAGTTACCTGAGGTTAGAAAACCAAACCCAAGTAGAACTCGTAGATATTTGATTGGGGACTCTATTGAAGGATGGGCAGACGCTATCAAAGTTCTTATGAAGTCTTACTTTGGAGAAACAACATCAACTCCTATATTTGATTATTCAGACATTAGACCAAAAGGGGCAAGACTTATTACATCAGGTGGAAAAGCACCAGGTCCACAACCATTAAAAGATTGTATTCACAACATTAAGAAAGTTCTTGATGATATTGAAGAAGGTAGTAAGGCAAGCCCAATTCAAGTTCACGATATCGTTTGTCATATTGCTGACGCGGTACTAGCAGGAGGGATCCGCCGCGCGGCACTCATATCCTTATTCAGTGCTGATGATGATGAAATGATTGCTTGTAAGTCAGGAAATTGGTGGGAACTTAACGCACAAAGAGGTAGGGCTAACAACTCAGCGGCGCTTGTTCGTCACAAAATCACAGAAGATTTCTTTATGAATCTTTGGAAGAGAGTTGAAGCTTCAGGGGCTGGTGAACCAGGTATCTATTTCACAAATGACAAAGATTGGGGAACAAATCCTTGTTGTGAAATTGCTCTTCGCCCTTATCAGTTCTGTAACTTGTGTGAGGTAAATGTTTCTAACATTGAGTCACAAGAAGATTTGAACGAAAGGGTTAAAGCCGCAACATTCATCGGAACACTTCAAGCGGGATATACTGACTTCCACTATCTTCGTGATGTATGGAGAAGAACTACCGAGAAAGACGCTCTTATCGGTGTTGGTATGACTGGTATCGGATCAGGAACAATTCTTGGATATGATATGAAAGAAGCGGCTGAAGTTTGTAAGGAAGAAAATGAAAGAATTGCAAACCTTATCGGAATCAATAAAGCGGCAAGAACAACAACTGTTAAACCATCAGGAACTTCTTCTCTTGTATTGGGAACATCTTCAGGTATTCACGCTTGGCACAATGACTACTATATTCGTCGAGTTCGTGTTGGTAAAAATGAGTCCATCTATCAACATCTATCTGTTTTCCATCCTGAGCTTATTGAAGATGAATATTTCAGACCCCACGATACGGCAGTTATTTCTGTCCCACAAAAAGCTCCAGATGGTGCCATTATGAGAACTGAATCAGCGTTCCAACTTCTTGAAAGAGTTAAAAAAGTTAGTATGGATTGGATTAAAACAGGTCACAGAACAGGAAATAACACACACAATGTATCGGCAACTATTTCAGTTAAAGAAAATGATTGGGAACTTGTTGGTAAGTGGATGTGGGAAAATCGTCAATATTACAATGGATTATCAGTATTACCATACGATGGAGGAACTTATATCCAAGCCCCATTTGAAGATTGCACTGAAGAACATTATAATAAAATGATGGAATCATTAACAAATGTAGATTTGACAAAAGTTATTGAAATGACCGATGAAACAAATCTTATGGGTGAAATAGCCTGTGGAGCCGCTGGATGTGAAGTAAAGTGATGAGATCAGATTGGATACAAGAGTTATATGTCAAAGAAGTTCTAATGAGACAAGAACCTGACTTTTATATGGAAAACGGAAAAAAAGTAATGACCGAATCCTATCATTTTTTTAGAGACAGTTTTGATGGAAAATATTTGGATCTAACCGACACTTCAGATGAAGAAATTAGGAGTGATTTAATTCATTTATTATTAACAAGAAAAGGATCAAGATATTTTCTTCCTGATTTTGGAAGTAGAATATATGAATACATATTTGAGCCTTTAGATGGGCCAACATTTTCAGAAATAGAATCAGAGATAAGGGAAGCGGTAGACGCTTACATACCAAATTTAATCATTAATAAAATATCGATAACTCCGGCTGAGGAAGATGAACAAGGATTTGAACAAGTTAATAGAGATCCAAATTTAGATTCAAGAGTATATCGAGTACCGGGTCAAGAAGAAATACCTTATACTGCTGTAGTTAGAATTGATTATACCATTACCGACTCTACATTTAACACAAGAGATTTCATAATTCTGAATATTTAAAAATATGGCAAACAATAAGATTTCATACACACCTAGGGATTTTCAAGGACTTAGAACAGAATTAATTAATTATACAAGAACTTATTATCCTGATCTTATTGATAATTTTAATGATGCAGGTGTTTTTTCGGTAATGATCGATTTAAATGCTGCGATTTCAGACAACTTACATTTTCATATAGATAGAAGTATACAAGAAACTGTACTTCAATACGCCCAACAAAGATCATCAATTTATAATATTGCTAGAACTTATGGTCTCAAAATACCAGGACAAAGACCATCTGTTGCTTTATGTGATTTCTCAATAACCGTACCTGCGTATGGGGATAAGGAAGATTTGAGATATTGTGGTATAATAAGAAGAGGAGGTCAAGTAAACGGAACAGGTCAAGTTTTCGAATCCGTTTATGATATTGATTTTTCTTCACCATTTAATGCCGAGGGTTTTCCTAATAGACTAAAAATACCAAACTTTGATGCAAATAATAGACTTCTAAATTATACTATTGTTAAAAGAGAAGTTGTTGTTAATGGTATTACAAAAGTGTTTAAAAGAACTGTAACGGCAATTGATGTAAGACCATTTCTTGAAATATTTTTACCTGAAAAAAATGTTTTGGGTGTGACAAGTGTGTTACTCAAAGACGGGTCAAATTATGCAAATGTTCCATCAGCACAAGAATTCTTGGGGGCTGAAAATAGATGGTATGAAGTTTATGCTTTGGCAGAAGACAGGATATTTGTTGAAGATCCAACCAAACCATCTGACAGACCCGGACTTAAAGTTGGAAAATACATACAAACAAGTAGTAAGTTTGTAACCGAATATACTCCTGAAGGATTTTTTAAAATGACTTTTGGCGGTGGAACTGTATCTGCTGACGAACAACTAAGAGAGTTTGCAAGAACAGGTAATGCGATGAATATTCAAAAATATTCAAATAATCTTGGTCTTGGATCTGCATTAAAAGCAAACACAACTTTATTTGTACAATATAGAATAGGCGGAGGAACCGCAACCAATTTGGGTGTTAATGTAATTAATCAAATTGGTAATGTGGATTTTTATGTGAATGGACCTAATGATAACATTAATAGTAATGTAATTAACTCCTTAACCTGTACAAATACAACAGCAGCAATTGGTGGAGCGGATTATCCATCGGTAGAAGAAGTTAGAAATTATGTTAGTTTCAATTTTGCAGCACAAAGAAGAGCGGTTACAATAAATGACTATGAAGCTCTTATTAGGAATATGCCATCACAATTCGGAGCACCGGCAAAAGTGGCTATTACCGAAAATGATAACAAGATAAAAATTCAAATTCTATCTTACGATGAGACAGGTAGATTAACAACGGAAATATCAAATACTTTAAAAAATAATATTGCCGTTTATCTATCAAACTATAGAATGATGAACGATTATATATCTGTTGAAAACGCTCAAGTCATTGATCTATCAATGGAAATATCTGTTGTGTTAGACGCAACACAAAATCAAGGAGCGGTTATCTCAAGTATTATTAATAAAATTTCAGATTATTTTGATCCATCACAAAGACAAATGGGTGAGAATGTGTATGTTTCGGCTTTGAGAAAGTTAATCCAAGAAGAAAATGGTGTTATAAGTTTGGCCGACATTTCAATATTCAACCAAGTCGGAGGTCAATACTCTTCAAACCAAACATCACAACAATATTTGGATCCTGTTACAAAACAAATAAAATTGATTGATGAAACAATTTTTGCTCAACCAAACCAAATCTACCAAATTAGATTTTCTGGTAGAGACATCAGTGTAAGAGTTAAGAACCTTACCTCCGTCAACTTTTCTTGATAATTTACATTTAAAATTTTTGGTCTACCATTAAAAATGGTGAATAAACTATTTATTTTAAAACCCTTTTTTAATGCCAAAATCAATAAGAGTACTAACCGAAATAGGTAAAGACAAAAGTGTTCAAGTCGATCTAAACCAAGAATTTGACCATTTACAGATTCTATCATTACAATTTACACAAAGTGAATTATATCAGAGAAGATGTTCTGATTATGGTGTTGTTGTTGGTAGAGTAAGTGTAAATAACGGATACGGATTACCAAACGCTAAACTTTCGATTTTTATTCCTCTTACAGATGAAGATGCGGAAGATCCAATTATTTCAGAATTATATCCATACAGGTCTTTGACAAGTACAAATGATGCTGGTTATCAATATAATCTTTTACCACAAACTCAATCATATTCTAATCACACACCAACAGGATCATTTCCAACTAAGGAACAAATAATGAAAGATCCAGGTTGGAAAAAAGTTTTTGACAAATATTATAAATTCAGTGTTACCACAAATCAAAGTGGGGACTTTATGATATTCGGAGTACCAGTTGGAGAACACAAATTGGTAATGAATATTGACTTATCGGACATTGGTGAATTTTCTTTAACACCACAAGATATGATAAGAATGGGTTTGGCCGTGGAGGCAGAACTTGATGGTGTTAGATTTAAATCATCACCAAACTTTAAAGTTCTTCCTCAAATTGTCACATCAATAAAAGACATAAGTGTTTTACCACTTTGGGGTGATGAAGACTTATGTCAATCATCAATCAATAGAACCGATTTTGATCTAAGTGCTGATAGTGGAAAAAATATTGTTATTCAACCGACCGCAATTTTTATGGGATCTATGATCTCAACATTGGATAAATATGCGTTAAAAAGATATAAAGGTAATGATCAATTTTGTAGAGTAAAACTTAAAATGGGTGAGTTGTGTAAAATGACAACAGGTCCTGGTGAAATTTTAGCAATTAGACACACAATAGAACAAGATTCTTTGGGTAGACCAATTTTAGAACAATTCTTTTTGGAAAGTAATGGTAAAGTAATCGATGGTGACGGTACTTGGTTAATTGATGTACCAATGAACTTAAATTATGTGATTACAGATCAATTTGGTAATCAAGTACCATCTTTAGATGCGAGCGCGGGTATTCCCACAACCGCAAGGTATAGATTTAAAATAAAATGGCAACAACCCGATAATTTTGATCAAGATGTCAAACGAGGTTATTTTCTTGTACCAAATGTTAAAGAGTGGGGATGGACTACAACTATAGATCCAAACCCAAATCTTTCTGGCGGATTACCAACTGCAGCAGATCTTATAACTAAATCATATACATTCAGTTTGGATTGGGACGATTATGGGAATTCAACCGCAGAGGGACAACAAATGATACAGGACGCTATACTATGTGATGATAGATTTTATGAATTCTATTATAATAAAGTATATACGGTATCACAACTTGTTGATCAATATAGAGGTGGTAAACTAAATAGAAGATACAATTCAATTAAAAATATTCTAGATGAGGAATGTGAATCAGACACATTAAGATTTCCAACAAATGATGCACAATGGAGACCTGATTTTTTATATTTACTATTCAGTATTTTTCTTAGGGTTATCACACCAGTATTAATTATATTATTAGTTGTATTACACATTATTGGATTTCTTTTATGGTTTTTGGCACCAATTTTAACAATCATAATGTGTATTATATTCTACATTGTATATGTCATATGTATAATTATTAATAGTATCAGAAGACTATTTGGCGGATCTCCTCCCGATTGTGTAAGTCCAGGGGCTCAATGTTCTGCAACCAAAAGAGGTTTTGATAAAATGATAAACGACCTCAGATACTTCCCATTACCAAATTTAACATATCCAGATTGTGAGATGTGTAATTGTACGGTTGAAAAAGCTGAAAGTAACGCAACTTCAGCAACCGTTGAGGCGGAAAATCTTTTGAGCACATATTCTTTTACCCAATTAAGTGATTGGACAAGTGCATCTTTTTATGACATAACAACAGATACTTCTTCTGATTTCACAAGATATTCATCTAGAGTTAATACCGCCTCAAGAGATGAAATAGGATATGATAGACCATTGATTATTAATGATTTATATGAATCTTTACCAACATTATCTAGTTTTCCATTTGCATTAGCAGGAGTTTTAGCAGGAGTTTCACCAGTTGATACTACAGGTTTTACTGTAACATTAGACGCTTTTTGTCCTTTATATAATGCAAAAGATTTAAAACTTTTAGGTTGGGCATTTCCGAGAAAATATTTTTCTAGCCATCTAACAATGGCTGGTAGATTGAACTTGTTTAACACAAAATCAAAATATTTTAATAATGAAATAGGTTCTTTAGAAAACCCAAGTCAAATAGGTCCGGTAGGATTTGGAGATTTCAGTGGGGTTAAACAAGGTCCAAACCAAATAAAAGTTTCATTCAATTATACCGCAACAACAAACACAAATAAATTTCACTATGATAATGTATTCTTGATAAGTTGTGATGATGGAAGCAAGGCAGAATTTTTACCCGGGAGAATAGTCACATTTCAAGATGTTAATTTAAGTACAGATGTAAATGCTTTGAGTGCTTCAACAAATAACGATGAAGGAATTCCTTGTATAACAGGTACAACTAGATCCACAAATCCAATAACAGGTCAATACGGTATAACCAATGTAAATGTTAAATTTGCAAGTCCTTTGACATCCACAAACGGATCAAATGTCACAAGTTATGATATTGTGTATAATACTGGTGACACAGAATATCACAGATGGCCAATCGATGTAGAATATTTCCAAGTCATCACCGCAATGACAATTTCAGAGTATGAATCTAATTGTTCTATAGAATATACAACAAATAATAAATGTTATCCGCCAGAGAGAATTTTTATTGGTAATACAATTCCAGGTTGGGAGTATACTATGAGAAATTCTCTAAATAATAGATTTATTTTTAATAATAACCTTATTAGAACTTTTGGAAATTGGAATATACAAAGACCCGATTTTTGGGTTTATCAAGACTTTCAAAATTGCTACCCAATTTGGGGAAGGTATAATAGTGATGGGGCGGCCAGAACTTATAAAACTCTATCTAGAAATAATATTAACCCCAATGTACTATGGGAAGTGCAATCACCGGTAGAAGGGTCAAGTTTGGGTAGAAAACAAGTTTTAGTATTTTTAGTAAGAGGTGTTGATCCTTACTCTACAAGAAATTTTAACTCGTATGATCTTAGTATTTTATTTGGAAAAGGTTACGGTAAAGGACCAATTATAACTGGTAATTACAAACTAAACATTCCTATACAAGAAGGGTCTATAATACCAAGACATAATAATATAACATCAAATTTTGGTTCAGGATCATTAGACCCTACAACCAATAGAGGTATCTATTATCAAAATTTTAGTTATCAACCTAGCTCTGATTTTAGCGGGTTTACATCTTATATGCATAGATTTTATTCTTGTATTGATTTAACAAATCATCAAACCCAATTTGCTTTTTATGGGTCAAGTATGTCAAGAGTAAATTCTGTTGGTAATGATGGTTTTGACGCAACAACAACAGAACCTAATACAGATTTAACATTTCGAATAAATTCACCAAGACATAGTTTGAACAGTACTAGATCTAATATTAGTAATGTTTGGTTTGGAGGTGATAATGCTAAATATGGTATTGGAGTTGATAACCGATTATTAGCTCCCAAAAAAAATACTTTTGTAGGTAATTTATTTTGTACAACTTTTGATTTTCATATGGGAATTGCAACAACTAATTGGAGTCAATCGACCCCCTCAAATTGTCCCACATATGATAGTAACAATAAAGGCCCAAATATTGACCCATCTAGATACCCACAAGAAATATTTAACCAGTCTCAACAGAATTGTGGTAATTGCGGAGAACCCGGAAATGATAATATATGGAATGGTTATCCATTTATCGGTAGGATGGCGTTTACCATTGGTAAATTTGGAGTTATAGGATCAGAACCTTCAGGTCCAGTTCCTGGAGGTGTTAGACCTGATTGGACGGTAGAAGGGTCAAAATGGAGTCCTCAATGTCAGATGGGATTTTGGGTGAGACACGGAGGATTCGAACCTGATGGATATTTTATGCCAAGACTTAATAGTAATGTCGGTAATACATTAGGATTTACCGATAAACAAACTATAATACCTAAAGATTACCAAAACAGCAAAGGTTATTATCCTTTCGAATCAATAGAGGGAGGAGAAGTTTTTGCTTTCAGGTTGAAAGGTAGTAATAAAAGATTATCAAATAAAACTAGTCCATTACCATACGGATTAGGTTCATCAGATTATAATTTGAGATGGAGTAATGAGGACCAATCAAATCGAATTATAACATATAACGGTTGGACACTTTACTATGGATATTGTAATAATGGTTTGATATTTAATAACGATATTGATGGAACTTATTACCCAACAATGAGACTATTTTGTGGAATATACCAACTTCCAAACATACCTAATCCATATAATCCTGGTGTTACAATAAATAATAATACCAATGTAACAATGTTTAACGGAATTCAATTTGATTCCACAACGGTTGGTAGAACACATACGGTAATGAGAACCGACAGATTACCATCATCATCAAGACCATTTGAAAGTAGAGATTATAATAATGGAGATGTTACAAGTCTTAGTTATTTATTACATAATAATCCTAATTTTGCAATTTACACATTTGATGATGACGGAGTTGTTCTTAGCGGACCACCAATAGTGACAGGTCAAAATTTCCCTGCAGATACGAGTGTTTCAGGAGATACCCCACCGCAGTTTGCTACTATAATTGAAACAACAAATGAGTGTAATAAAATGTTACCCTTAAGGTGTTATTATAATGAAGAGGTTCAAGCCTCCGGAGTTGATTACTATACAATTTTAACAGATCCAAACAGACCTTGGAGAGATGGTAGTTGTACCTCACAAGATATAAGTGGATTGGGTGATAGAATGATATTTGATACAGATACTGGTTGTTATCAATTAGCATCTAGATTCATCTTAAGTCTTAGAGTTGATATAGAATTATTATTAGAATGGAAATCAAGACTTGATATAACCTTTGGTGCGTGTAGAAATGTATTTTCTCACCTATTTACCAACCAATGGGTAAACGGAGTTTTATACGCATACGCATTTAAAAACGATAAATCAATTGATAGAACAAACCAAGTTACAGGTTATCGATATTGTTATGATACACTTTTTTTACATCCAGTAACTAATAGTTATTTCTATAGGTCATCACCTTGGAAATATGATGTATCCGCACCGAATAATGGAATATTCGTTGGTAAAGATGGAGATCCAAATAATGATGGTGGAAATAAAAAATATTTAAATAACCCTACCACAATAATGGACCTTGGTCCTAAAACAGATTTTTTACAACAAATAGTACAGAATGATAATTTTGATGGGTATATAATGAAAGATTTAAGAGATTCTACCTTTGGTGATACAAGCGATATTTTGAATTTTTTCATTCTAAGTAGATTGTTAAATACAAATTTTTTTGATCAATTATTTGGAACTAAAGGGGCTGGTATATTGGGAATGTTTACAAGAGTCCCAAGACAATTATTAGTACAACCACCCAAACAGAAAAATTTTATTGATGCTGATGTAGCACAAATGTTTTCAATAAATTCTGAAATAGGTGTGGATGAATTTGAAGTTTCAAACTATCCATTTGCCGATGCTATGTATTATAATCCTGGTGACAATGCTGATGAAACAGTGATCGGTGTATTTTTCTCTTCAAGTCAACAAGTGAGAGACTTTTTAACACCAAGAAGAACAATCTTCAATCCAAATACAACTCAGGCTTTTTGGTCAACTTCCTTTGGGTATATACCTCGAACTAAAACACAATATGTTCCATTTTATAACTGGAAATTGAAACCGGTAAATACTGGATTGGGTCTTGACATTTTTGGATCGCAACAAAATGATTGGTCAACAAATGAAATAACTGCCTATGATTATCAGTCACTTGATAGGTTAAATGTCACACAACTATCAAATTATATGTCGCAAATACCATCAGTTGCAGGAGTTACATCAAATCTTTTTAGAGGTTTCATTTTTGGATATGATCCGGCCGTGAATCTTTATGATGCAGATCTACAAAATACTAATCCATACACTTTAGGTGATTATCAAAATAATGGAAACACAATACCTAAAGAAGTTATAACTCACGGAGCTCCATTCCATTTTTATTTTGGTCTAAAAAAAGGTAAAACCGCATTGGATAGATTCTTAACCAAATATACACAAGACACAGATCTGATATGACAACTCGTATAATAAAAGGTAGTTTAAGATATAAGTCTTCACCAGATGTTGATTCATCTATTGACATCAATTTGGAAAACAAACAAAAAGAACAAATTGAAAACGATAGAAATGTTAATATCGACAAACAAATACTATTTGACGAAGAAAGACAAAGATCAACTTTATTTAGACCAAGCGCAAAACTAACTTTTGTTTTTAGAAATATTCTAACAGGATCTACAGATTATACACCTTTTAGAAATAATTTATACTTCGAAGACTTCGAGGCAAACGCGTCATTGTTTCCTCCTGTCTATGTAGGATATCCACAATTTAGTGAATTTGATTTTATTAGAACAGATGTTAATGTCCCTGGTTATACACAACCACCAAACGAACACATTAAATTCATAAGTCAAAGCGCGTCATCATACAATTGGGGTATGTATATTTCGTATGTTTATTTAAATGATAACACATCTAAAATACAATACACACCAGAACCAGTCCCTGGCACAACAACAACTTCAGTTTCTTGGTCTCCAAGCCAAGGAATTCCATATGTGATTAAAAATTTAAATTTTGAAGGTGAAAATTTAATTTCATTCAGATGTCCTGTAAAACATAATCTAAATGTTGGGGATTATGTTAAACTTAATATTGTAATTGGTGGAACAAACTATTTTCAAATATATTCATTTGGTGACGGTGGATATAATTCAGAGTTTTATGTATTTAATATCTTAAACTTTGGGTTTGCCGGATTTGTCGACGGAGATCAAGGGTTCTTCAAAAGAATTGCCAACATAGATAACCCAATAGAAAGTGAGTCTCAATATTATGTAAGGAAACATAAAATATTAACACAACTAACAGACTCACAAGTCAATAAGGCTGGATTTGAAAACTTAATATATGGAACTAAGTTCTTTTTTGAGACAAGTGCTTTAACCCCTGACAATCAAAGTAAAAGTGTATCTAAAGAAAGTAGCCAATCATATACCGTAAATTTTTCTAAAGATATTGACATAAGACCACTTTTGGATAATCAAAAAAGACCAATATCTGAACTTTATTTAACTATATTTCATCGTGGGTATTTTGGGTGGTTTTACCCAAGGTCAACAAACGGAACACAAATACCATTAAAGCAAGGTTTGGAATTCAATTTATTTTTGAATCCAAATACACTTGCTCTTTCAACACCACTTCCAGATTCTTGGTGGGGAACAACACTATCGAATATACCCAATATGGTAACTAATAGTTACACAAGAACAATTGGTCTTAACACTTTTACATTTAATTATTCAGAACCAATACCTGTAGGATTTATATTCGATGGGGATTTTTGTGAATGGAATAATTACGATCAACAAGAATATGTGTTATCTGATAGATATCACAAAATATCATATAACAGAGGAACGCCAACTGCAAAAATTTTTGAAACAACACAAAATACACTTCTTTGGAATAACCCATATGGATTTTATTATAAACCATTATATAAATTCACATTAAGAGATTATTCCCCATATGTTGAAGAAGGTGATAAGAATAACGCGGATCAAGTTCCGAATTATGCCTTTTATTCACCAATAAACGAAGCGTTTAGATGGAGAGATCTATATACTTATGGATATATAGATTCCGAAGGT